AATTGCTAGCGTAAAAGGGTAATGCGCCAGTACGTGATAAGTAATAAAATTTTTAATTTTTAAATCAAAAAAGTTATGAGTTTAGTTAATACTCGTATTCAAAACATTCGCGCTAATTCAAACATTGATAAGTTTGAATACCGCCCTAGCCGATATGGCGCATTGGACGCTTTTATGGTACAGTCAGAAGACCCAACAGGAATTTTGACACCAGAATTGAAGGAAAAAGCTCGTACTTCAATCGGCAATGTACTTGAGACGCCGGTAATCGATTATGACGCGGATATTACTATTGGTAATACTCGCACTTTGACTATCGCCGACAGTGAAAATACTTCCAGAATGGTGCAAATTAACTTTGCTACCTATGCTTGGGGCTTTACTGTTACACCGGCCATGTACATGAATAATGAAATTAGTATCCAGCGTGATTTTGAAACTAAGATGATGAAATACATCTACAAGTTTGCTCAAAAGTTGGATGAAACAGCGTTGGCTACTCTTGCCGCTAACAAGACTCAAGTTATTAAGAACAACTTGTTGTATGACGCTACAGGCAATGTTATTAACGCCAAGTGGGACGAACGTGAAAACTTGTTCGGTGATTTGGGCGTTATTATGGCCGCTAATGATTTCTACGGTCAGCAGCATCTTATCGGTGATGCGGGCGTAGAAAGTATTTTGAGTAAGTTGCAGCAACACGGTTTGTACAACGACGTTAATAAGCGCAACGAATATGCTGATAAGATTGTTCACTTGACTAACCACTTGGGGGCCGCTGAAGGCAAGTTTGCGCAGGGCTATATTATCAATGGGGGCGCTTTGGGCATGTTGACACGCTTCGAACGTGATTGCATCTTGGGTACAGTTTCTGGTGACGGTCACGAATGGGGTATCTCTACTTTGCCGTTGTTGAACATGCCAGTAGGTACATACTTCTATGACTCTGTAGGCGACTACAATACAATTGCAGGCGACGCTACAAAGGACATGGTACGTACTCGTAAGGAGCATTACGGCTTTGCAGTGGATATTGCTTTCCTTACCGCTTATAACAGCGACACAGCTACATTGCCGAGTCCTATCTTGGGCTTCTCTGTAGGCCGTGAGTAATCTAAAAAATAATAGCAGTTTTTCAAGAAGTTGTTATTAGCTTTGCAGGGGGTGCCGGAGGTGAAACTTATCGGGCGTCCCCTGTTTTGCTTATAAATTTAATAGTATGATACGTGTAGAAGAAGTTCAAAATAGCCTTTTATCTCTAATAGGGTGGGAACAAAATTATGATATATCTGAAATAAAGCTAAGTAAGTCTTTAACAAAGAGTGAAAGTGGCTTGTATTATCAGCAAGCGCACCCTTTACTTACGCTAAAAAACCTAAACAGTATTGCGCCTGACTTTAAAAATTATGCGTATCTTGACTATGGTATTGATTACGCTAAAGATAGAGACTATAAAAAAGGGGAAGTAATAAGACTTAATGATACTTTATATAAGGCCTTACAGAAGGTAGAAGCAGGGGTCTCACCTGAAAGCGATATTTTAGGGTATTGGGAAGAAACAACTCCATTTTCTGAGTGGCTTGAAGGTAAAACAAGGGCTAGTATACAAAAAGTTATTACTCGTTTTCTATCAGAAAAAATGCTTAATGGTAATTATAAGCCCTTATGTGAGTCTAAAGTTTTATTTGACTTAGCCGGACGCATCTCTGACCGTGTACAAAATAGAGGGCGGTTAGTAGGCTTTGAGATTGTCCCAGCTCGCACAAAAGGAGTTACTGTGAAACTTAATAAAATAGGCTTACAGTTTACTAAAAAAGGAGAATATACTTTATATTTAATGCACTCCGATTCATCTGAGCCAATCCAAACTATTGTAATAACAAAGCAGAAAGATAATAGTATGGAATGGCTTACTCCAAAAGACGATATTATTCTGCCTTACATGGGGGGAAGTTGGTATTTGTGCTATTTACAAAATGAATTACCAGAAGAGAGTCAGGCCATAAAAAAAGACTATGACTGGTCTAAAGGCCCATGCTCATCTTGCTCAAGAGCTGAAACTATTCTTTGGAAAGCCTGGAGTCCATACTTAGAAATTCATCCTTTCTATGTAAGCGCTGAAGACTATATAAAAGAAGAAACTCTGCAATTGTGGGGTATTGATAATAATATATATGCGTATGATAATAACTTTGGCTTAAATCTTGATGTTACAGTATCTTGTGACCTAACTGATTTTATTATTGAGCAGCGTACCCTATTTTTAGATGCCTTGCAATTGCAAATGGCCGCTGACATGCTTCGTGAGTTTGCGTATAATCCTAATGTACGCACCAACAGACATTCGATTAATGCCTCGCGTGTAGATATACTTTATGAATTAGATGGAGACTCAGCCTCTTTTAAAAAATCAGGAGTTAATTATAGGTTGGACAATGCTCTTAAAGCAATCAGGCTTGTGACCAGAGGCATAGATAAAATTTGTCAGCCTTGTAGTAATAATGGAATAAAGTATAGAGTCGTATGACAACGCCTTTTGATAGGATGATAGAAGGAGCAACCATATTCCGAGATAATTTCGCCGAGTATGTCAAGGAGGAGTTATTGGAAAATGAAGCTATTATAATTGATATGAACGTGGAAGACCAGCTGTTTGAAAGGGGGGTTACAAGTGAAAACGTTCGTATTGACAGTTATGCTCCTTATGCGCCTCTTACATTAGCCATAAAACGAGCGAAACATCAGCCAACAAATCGTGTAACCTTAAGAGATGAGGGAGACTTTCATAGCTCTTTCTACCTTGAATTTACCGATGATAGTTTTACGATTAAGGCTAGAGATGAAAAGGCAGAGTATCTAGAATTTGCATATGGCAGTGATATTTTTGGCTTAACCCCCGAGAATAGAGAAGAGCTTACTCAATACTATTTACGACCAGCGCTATTGGCAAAATTAAAAGAGCACTTAGGATTATGAAAGATAGAGATGTAGATATTAAATTTAAAAAAGAACCCGTGCTACTTGATAAGATTATTCAAGAGCTACAACAAAAGCTAATGGAGTCTTTATCATGGCTAGATATAGCCTTTGGACGAGGCTACAAGCTAGCAAGGCACGATGAAGGGGGGAATAAATTTTTATACCCCGCGGCTTATAATGGCAAGTCTGAATATGTTTCATTATTGCCTAATGACAATTTTGGTAATTTTTCATGGTTTGATATATATGACCCACAAGAAATTACCCCAATATCTCAGTCTTTACCGCAATATACTTTTCATGGGGCTATTATATTTTGGTATAATTTAGACTCTATCTATGATAATAGCGATTTTGTATATACTGAAGAAATAAAAAATGAAGTGCTAAGGTTATTAACTACGCCCGGTATTATAAGTGGGGCCAGTCGACTTAATATTACTAAGGTGTACGAGCGCTTTGAAAATATTTATAAAGGATATTCCCTTGAAAAGATATATAACAATTGGGCTTATAAAGGAGAAGGTGTAGCGGCGTATGATAAACAGTTTTTTATGCACCCCTACGCAGGGTTACGTGTTGAATTTAACATAACAACAAGAAACTTATGTCAATACTATATCAAATAATAATAAATGCCTTAATAACAGCTTTTATTGTGCTGTTTATAGACAAGATTGGGCTACGCAATATTATTATTATGTATAGCCCAAAGGCAGTATCAAAACTTTTTAGTTGCGATTTTTGTTTGTGCTTTTGGATAAGCCTTACTCTCACTCTTATAGCAAGCTTTGTAGTAGACTGGCCTTTTACTTTAGTTTTACCTGTTTGTTCAACCCCTATAGCTAGATACTTGTTATGAAAAAGGTAGTAATAAATGGCATAGTTTTAGAGCTTTACGACGGAATAGAAGAATTACCGATTGTAAATTTCCAAAAATTTAATAAATATATGCTTATTGACTCAGGAATTGGCTCCGATTTTGAAGATATAAATAACCATATATCTACTTTAGCGCGTTTGGTTAAGTCTTCTGATAAAGTAAAAGCTTTGCAAGAGCTTCAAAATATGCGCCAAAATATATTTATGATTATTAGTAATATTTCACCGAAGCATATGGCTTTTGCCGCTTTTATACATAGCGTAAATGGCCAGAAGGTGACAGACTTGTCTGATGAGAACTTAAAGAGAATCATGGATTCTTTACGCGCTGTAAAGAGGTCTAAAATTATTGACTTGCTTACTGGGCTTAAAAAAAAAGTTCAAACAGAGTTAGTTCTTTATTTTCCCGCAGAATTTAACTCCGCAAAGAATAAAGAGGCTTATGACCAGATTAAACGTAGAACTCTATTAGTATTAGAAGGCATAGCGACAGGAAAAAATATGGCCGAAGAGATAGAAAAAATAGACGATACTTTGTTTGCTGGTTATAAGCCTAAATCTTTTGTTGGAGCGGACTCAGCAGAAATTGAGCATGATAAAGGTTTTGAAACATCTTGCTTACTAATTTCGCAAGAGATGCACCTAGATGCAAAAACCTTAACAACCCTTGCTTTTTATTCTGCCCTTGAAACTATAAAAAAGCAAATTGACGTGAAAAATAAATCAATGTCTAAGATGTCTAAAAAATAAAATAATATGGCTGAGCCGATAAAATTCACAGACCTTATAAAGCCAGATGATACCATTAATGAACTCATCCAGCAATTACATGACGCAAAGGACGCCTATGAAAAGTTAGTTAAATCCGTAAAAGCAGAATCCGGAGACCTAACTAAGGCCCTTCATAGTACAAGCGGAGCTACTGAAGAGGGTAAGCAAAAAATTCTTGAATTAGCTGCAGCTTCTGATAGACTAGCTTCAATTGAAAAAGCAGTCGCCGCAGCGATCGAGGGGCTATCTCGTTCTGAAAAAGGTATAGCTCAGGCACAAAAAGATGTTGCTGCAGCTACTGCTAATACTGTAAATAATATGGAAGAACTTCGTGCGGAGCTTGAAAAAGCAAAACGCGAAGCCACTGAAAATACAAGGCGTTTAAGCGAAAATGCAAGAGCGCAAAGAGAATCAGCGGAAGCTACTGAACGGCATACGCAAGCCAGAAAGAAAGAAGCCCAAGAAATTGAGTACGCCGCAGATTCTTATAAGGCTTTAAAGAAAGAACTCAAAGAGCTTGACAAATTATTTAAGACCCTAAGCCAGGTCGATAGAATAGACCCAGAGATAGGAGGAGAACTTGCTAAAGAAATTGTAGACCTTAAAAAGGCTCTTAAAGATGCAGATGCAGCTCTAACGCCATTTGTAAGTGGCCTATATGAATTAGCTAAGGCTAAAAATAAGTTAGCTTTTGCACGGTCAGAAGAGAACAGAGAACTTAAATTATATACTTCGCAGATACGTGAAGCTAATCGAGTAGCGGAGCTTGAAGTAGCAATCGCAAACTCTGCAGAGGGCTCTTATAACCGCTTGTCCGCCCAATACGCTTTGAATAAGATTCGACTTAATCAAATGGGAGAAGCCGATGAAGAAGCTGTACGGGCCAAGCGAGCTCTTGAGCTGGAAACAAAGGCTTTATATCAGCAAATGATTAAGCTTCAAGAAGCAACGGGCAATCATACCTTAAGCGTTGGTAATTACAAAAAAGTATGGAACGGCTTAGGTATGTCCGTCAATCAGATTGTGCGTGAACTTCCAGCCGCCGCTATTTCATTGAATACGTTCTTCTTGGGTATTTCAAATAATGTTCCAATTTTGATGGATGAAATCAAAAAAGTGCGTGATTTGAATGCAAAGCTAAGAGCTGAAGGTAAACAAACCAAAAGCGTTATTGGTGAAGTAACAAGAGCCCTTTTTAGCTGGAATACTGTAATGGTATTACTTCTTACTGTGTTTGCTATGCACGGTGAAGCAATATTAAATTGGATTGCTAATTTATTTAGAGGGGAGGCACGAGTGCTTTCTCTAACTGAGCGTTTAAAAAACTTAAATGAAGAGCTTAAAGAAAGCGCGAAAGGTTACGGTAATAATTATGTGCAGTTCAAAAAATTAGCAGATGAATGGAAGGCCTTAACTTCTGAAAAAGAAAAGCTGCAATGGATAAAAGATAACAGGTCCGAATTTAATCACCTTGAATTAGCTATTAAAACTGTTAATGACGCAGATAAAGCCTTTATTATTAATACTGCTCAAGTTCTTACCGCTATGAAGTTACGTGCGCGAGCTACTGCTGCAGAGGCCTTAGCCGCTGATAAATATGCAGAAGAACTTACTAAAAGAGAAGAAGCAAGGCAGGCTAGGCTAAAAGTAAAGGAATTACAAAAAGCGGGGGGCACCTTATCTTCGGCAGTCGGCTCAAGTGTAACAGGCTATGTGCAAATGGGCGGCCCAGGTATGACCGAAGCAGGGCTTACTGAAAAAGCTACAGCCCTTGATAAAGTCGCAGATGCTGCAAAAGAAACAGCCGATGCCTATTATGATATGGCCGCCGCTGACAATGCCGCAGCAGACGCCGCGCTAAAAAGTATTGGCTTATTTGGTAAGGCTAATAAAGGCTCTAGAGGGCCTCAGCCAAAAGATACAGAAGATACAATTGAGTCTTTAAGTTTATCAGCTACAAAGGCTTATCAAGATAGTATTACTAAACTTGAGCGTGAAGAGATAAAAAAACGTAGAAAAGAGTACTTAGAAGCTTATAACACAGAAGTTGCGGACCTTGCACGAAAGTATAATAAGATTCAGCGTATTCTTGATGGACAGGACTCTCGTTATAAAAAGCTTACTGACGAGCAAAAAGAGCAAGCCTTAAAAGCGCAAGATGAGATTGTAAAGGCTATTGAAAATAAGCAAAAAGCTGTAGAACAGAATTTAGCTTTACTTACTTATCAGCAGCAAGAGCAAGACGCAAGAACGCAATTAGAAGCCTTAAATCTTCAAATTGACGCTGTAAAGGCCGGCTCAGAAGAAGAATTAAGATTGCGCTTGCAGATATTAAAAGTTGAAGAACAAATTGCTTTAGCTCGTAATAAGCAGTTACCGCCATCGCAGCAGCAAGATGAGTCTACTATAAAAGCGGGCTTTAAGAAGCAAAGAGCCGAAATAACTACGGGCTTTAATGATACCGCATTTGAGCAGTCGCAAGCGCTTGAAAAAGCTAAGTTTGAAGCGGTTAAGCATAATGAGCAACAAATAACCCAATTTACGCTACAGCAAGAAAAAGAACGATGGGAACGCCAAATTCAATTAGCTGAAGCTGGAGCTCTAGACTGGAGTCAGGCTCAAATCGAGGCGGCGAAGGAAACAGTCAAGGGCATAAATGCGCAACTTACTGAGAACCAAGACTTTATTGCGAGAGTAGGTGAAAGAGGCTTTAAAGGGGCTTTATTTGAGTCGTTTGGCTGGAATGAAGACCAGATAAGTGCTATGTCAACGGCTGTAGATACCGTTATAAGTAATTTTGGGGCGATTCTTGATGCGGAAGTTACTTTAGCTGAAAGAGAAAAAGAACTGGCTGATGAACGAGTGCAACGCGCGCAGGACTCGTATAAAGCGGAAATCGACGCGCGTAATGCAGGGCTCGCCGCTAATATTGAGGGGGCTAGAAAGGAATTAGACTTAGCAAAAAGGCAACAGCAAGATAAGCAAAGAATGCTTGAGCAAGCACAGAGGAGACAAGCAGCTCTTGACACAGTTATGCAAACGTCTTCTTTAATTACGGCTTCAGCTAATTTATGGTCCTCTTTTTCTAAGTTAGGTCCTTTTGGCCCGGCCTTGGCTATTGCGGCGATTGCAACAATGTGGGGCTCTTTCGTAGCTGCTAAGATTAAAGCAAGACAAGTAACAGCTACCCAAGAATATGGCGAAGGTGGCTTTGAAGTCTTAGAAGGGGGCTCTCATGCATCAGGGCATGATATTGATTTAGGAACGACTAATAAAAAAGGTAAGCGCATGAAAGCAGAAGGAGGAGAGGCCTTAGCTATTATAAATAAGCGTAATACTCGCAAGTATAAAAAAGTATTGCCTGATATTGTAGAGAGCCTCAATAAAGGTATTTTTGAAGAAAAGTATATAACTGCGTTCTCTGCAGGCGACGCTGTAATAATCGCGCAAAGGCAGCAAAGCTCAGGCGTTAACTTGTCAGTTATTGAGGAGACTTTAGGAGATATTAAAAAGCAAGGCGACACCCGGTACTACTATGGTAGTAATGGAGAAGTGATAGAAGTAAAAGGTAATGTTAAACGAATAATACGAAACTAATATGCAACCAGCCGCTTATAAATTTTATATAAATTCTATTGAGGTTTACCCGCATTATAAAAACCTTATAAAAAAATACGAAAAAGAAAATAATCAGTTATTCTTTCGTGAAAAATTAGAGGGTGAAATTAAGTTATTTGGGGCGGACTACTTTTTAGTTAAAAACAGCTCTTTGTATCAAGAGCACACATTCTTGGTACAAAAAGAAAATAATGGGACCTATGAAGATTACTTCATAGGCTCCTTTAATAAAGTTGACTGTGAATTTGATATAGATAAAAGAGTTTGTAAGTTAAACCTTAGTCCAAAAGACTCGTACTCTCCTATAATGGATAATTATGATAATGAGTATAATCTAGTAGACCTAGCCCCAGCTTTAACATCGGTTACTATAAGTAAAAGGCCTGTTCTTCAAGTATATGTAGTAGAAGATACAATAATTAATAATTTCTTACCAAATGGCGTAACATGGGAGACCGACGTTGAGGCTGACATAAATCTTACTGACTTATATGAAAAATACCATTTTGGGCTAGAATCAAGGCATATAGAAATTCGTATAGCGGCTGGCAACAAATTTGATGGTATATACGCCGGTAAAGGTTGGACCGCCGCTGCATTAGCTTCCCCCACCAATTCAAGTTATAAAATAGTAGGGGCCGTAGATGTGTCGGGTAATGAGTACTCATACTATTTTCATATATTCGACATCAATGATATAAGCCTGTCAAATATGTTATATACTACAGGTAATGCTAAGGTATCAAGTCGATTTGCTACTTTGACTTTTTATAACCCCAAGAATGAAAATGACACTTTTATTGCTGAAGCCTCTATGGAGACAGTTCTTACTCGCCTTTTAACTGGCTTTAGTATTACTAACGATGGAAGAGTAGCTCTTGGAGAGCTAGTAGAAGGTGATTTTGGGTACCTTAAAGGGTACTCTTACGTTTATAGCGCTATTAATATGGCCTCTACTATAATATCTCCTGCTATAAGTGAAGAACCAACGCCATATGGAAAAGCAGATAACGGACTTTACTTTAGGGCGCCTATTGTTTCTAATAGCCGATATTATCCCTTTGCTAAAAGTACCTGGGCTTATTCATCAAGATGGGCTCTTTTGAGTTCAAATTTTGAAACTTTCGATACTGTAGGGTCTGTATACAACTCAATTGATGACTGTATACATATAGCTGACGTTATTAAGGCCCTACTTAAAAAAGTAGCTCCTGAGATTACACACGAAGCTACAGAAGAGTATAGTCAATTTTTATATGGCCCTTCAAACCCTGTATACGGCGAAAAGTTCGAGTTGTTTATTACCCAAAAAACGCATGTTAAAAAGTTTATTTACGATACACCTGCGACCAAAGTGCCAATTACTTTTGAAAAAGTGCTTAATATGCTAGCGAAGTGCTTCCGCTGTTATTGGTATCTTGAGGATAATAAATTTAAACTAGAGCACTTATCGTTCTTTGAAAATGGAAAATCGTATTCATCAAATGAACAAACTGTAGGGCTAGACATTACGGCCCTATATGATAATAAAAATGGGAGGTCTCTTGGATATGGGCAAAATGCTATAAAGTATGATAAAAATTCACTTGCTTCTCGCTTTGAATTTAGCTATATGGATAAGAGTAGCATAGAGTTTGAAGGCCCTGCGGTTAAATTAACTGCTCCGTATTTGCAGCAAGATAAAACTGAAAGTATTAATGCTGAAGACTTTAGCGCGGACCTAGATATGATAATTTCTAATACCGTGGCTATGAGTGATGATGGCTTTGCTCTTCTAGCAGCAAAAAGGAACGAGTCAGATGGAATCACATACTATAGCACTTTTAATTATGATTTAGAGCTACTCAATGAGCAAGGCGAGACTTATACGGTAGCTTTACAAAATGGAGTTTTGTCTTGGTTTTATCTATTTAATTTCTATAGTACAAGCTTACCTACCCCTATAGCGGAGTATGACGGGGCCCCTAAAAAAACTATTAGAGTAGAGGGCCTTACTAAGTGTATGAAGCAGGAAATTAAAATTCCTGTAATTGACGACCCGTCGCTGTATAACCTAATAACTACTGACCTTGGCAACGGGCAAGTCGATAGCGTATCAATAGATTTAACAACCCGACAGGCCACTATAGAATTATTATACACCCCTGAATAAAGTTAAAAATACTTAAAAATAATAAAAAAATTTTAATTACTACTTTTTTTATTTTATATTTACTATTGAAACTTTTTATCCTATGAAAATAAATAATGGCTTTAATGTTTTACCTTGGTACGATTCTTTAGATAAACAGAATTGTAAAAAATGGTATACTTACGGGCAAACTTGGCCATTGCTTTGCCCGCAAGGCTCTATATTGCCTTTTCAATTTATTAGCGATACCGCAATAAGTATTTCTTCTAATATATACGCTATTAACACTGAAACTAAGCAGGCTATTGACTTAGGAGTAAAGCCGGCAGTAATAGAAGTTAATAGAGCTGATATTACTTATTATATAGTAAAGCTTGCTAATACCTCAATCGTACAGCTACCTATTGGGCGATATAACTTTCGCATGAATACAAGTGAAGGCTTTTTATACTCTGAAGAGGTATCTGTTATTGATAATGCAAATGAGTGCATCAAGGTAGAATACTGGAATGAAGACACTTTAAGATTTACCTCTGGTGAAATAAATTTTGCCGACGACTTTCATTTTATACTCTACGTTAACTCTACAATCGGAAAACCTGAGTATGAATTTGAAGAAGAGCTAACAAAAAGACTGGGGTATAAATTTATTGAAAGTCAAACCAGTAATAAGGTTTACAAATTTTCTTTCGTGGCCCCTGAATATGTATGTGACGCTATGCGCCTCATAAGAATGTGTGATTATATCAAGCTTACTACTAAGTTTGACTCTTATAACGCTTTATCTTTTGCATACGAGCCTAAGTGGCAAGAGCAAGGAGATTTAGCAGCGGTAGATGTAGAGTTTGATACAGACTGTATAATTCAAAAACTTGAGAGCTTTAATCGGAGGGTAAAAGAGTCTTTTTATAATGCGCTACTGGCGGATATTGATGAGCCTATGCTATTTAGCACCGACACAGTAGCGCAATACTATACTGAGTATACCTCGGCGGCAGTTATAAATGGAAAGTTAATCCGCCAACTAAATGCGATAGGTAATGAAGAATTAAAGAGCGCTCTCAGCAGTATTGTGTTGCCGATTGATAATCAAAGCGACACATCGCAGGAGGCAAAAAAAGTCTTTTTGCAAGATATATTAGGGTTAGTAGATACGGTATCTAAGTTGTTCAGAGGACATTACGATGAAGCCGGAAACCTTCTATGGATTGAAGCGTTAGCTAACATGGGGGTAAACGGTGGAGTTACAATGTTTATTGACAACGGAAGCATGTTGCTCCCTTCCATATTCGATGCGCTACCGATAGACGGAAAAACGCTTGTGCGAGACGCTAACGGGGTACTTATGGTAAGCCCGAATATTGATTTAGGTGGAGGGCTTGATGAAGCAGAACTCGAAAGCTATTTAACAAGCAATAATTATGCTAAGAAATCAGACATTCCGTCTTTGGCAGATTACGCCACAAAGAATTATGTTAATGATAGGGTAACAGAACTTATTAATGGCGCTCCTGCCGCATACGATACGCTAAAGGAAATCGCTGATGTACTTGAAGGGAACGTAAACAGCATTGGAGATATTATTACTGTATTGGGCAATAAGGCTGATGCGACAGAACTTGCAAAGTATATCCCAATTCAAGGCTATACAGATATTCATGGCGAAAAAAACTTCACGGGAGGACTAAAGGTAAACGGTTCTCCGATAGTCTACGATGCTGACAACAAGTATTGGAAGTTGGAAGGCGATTTGCTTGTAACGGGTGGAGTAACCATGTATTCGAGCGATACAGAGTTTACACCGTCTACAATCATGGACGCTATTGTCGTTGATAACGTAACCATAGTCAAGCAAGACGGTAAGTTAGTTGCAGTAGGCGGTGGCAGCAGTGGAGGCGGTGTTGCTGATAGTGTAGTTTGGGGCAATGTGCTGGGTAAACCATCTTGGATTACTGATACTATTCCTTATGTAAATATAGCGGGTACTAAGGTATCGCTTGGAGGCTCAATTACTCAAGCAGGGTTAAGGACTGCACTTGGATTGGGTAGCAATGCTTATTCTTCTACGGCTTATTTGCCCTTGACGGGTGGAACTATTACCGCATCGGTAGTGCCTTTAATGATAAACAGAACGGGTTATACCGTTTCTGCAATCCACTTTCAAACGAATAGCGTTAATGTAGGTCGAATAGGCGTTGGCGAAGATAACAATCCTAAGTTCATGAAAGCCGCTGACGGAACATGGCATAATCTTTGGCATGCAGGTAATGACGGAGCAGGTAGTGGTCTTGATGCGGACTTGTTGGACGGGAAACATTATTCAGACATTATCAATGGGAATGTTGCATCAGCGACCAAACTACAGACCGCAAGAACTATATGGGGGCAGAGTTTCAATGGTACGGCTGACATTACTGGTGATTTGAAGTTAGGATTGAGCCGAATATTAGGGGTTGATGATGCGTTACTTGTTACAAGTTCAACCGACGCTGTAACATTCGGATACGGCACATCAGTAAAAGGTATACCAACTTATATTGACGGTAATGTAATTAACTTTAGATATGGAACGACAAGGACAATCGGAATGATTCTTAATAGCAATGGAGGCCTTACAATAGGAACGTCCGATTTAGCGTCAAGTTCTTACAAACTATATGTTGGTGGAGCAACAAGAATAACGGGTAATATCATCTTTGGCGGGGAGATATATAAGCCAATTCCAAGTGGAGGTACATATAAGCCGTTTCGAATAATACAGACAGCCGATTATGCACTTATACAAGTAAGTAGCCATGATGGTGTTTCGGCTAACGGTGTATTGCAACTTGCAGGAGGATTGAACGGTTCATTGTCTCAATTCAAAGTATTGGCGGGCACTTCCTACATATCGGGCAAACTTGGATTAGGTGTATCAGCCCCAACGGAAAAACTCCATGTTGCAGGTAACATCTTGGCAACGGGGGGCGTAACCATGTACTCCATGCGCTCACTCAAGAATGTAGTAGACGAAAAAGGATTATCCTTGGAAGAATTGTCGGTAATCAAGCCAACAAGATATACTTGGAAAGATGGCCGAGACAATAAAATGCATATCGGAGGTATTGCGGACGATGTTATGAAGGTACTGCCGGAGGTTGTCTATAAGACGGAAGGCGGTGTTTTGACAATGGATTACGGAAATGCAGCCTTTGCCATTGCCGCATCGTTGATAAATCCGATTGTGGAGCATGAGAGAAACATTAAGTTCTTGCAATTAAGAGTGAGAGAATTGGAAGAAGAAATTAAACGACTTAAATCAGCATAACATGGCAGTGTATGATATTTTACCGACAACGAATTTGAGAGATACTGATATTCGTGATACTCTTAATGCAAACGGTGGTTCGGTTAGCGATGGTATATCATGTTTTGAGGCCGCAGCTAATCTAAACAAGTGGGCAAGGTATAAACCCGAATCCTATGCCAAGAACTTTGACTTGACGGAAGATGAAAGAAAATCCAATAAATACGGGTTGGTTTTGTCAAGTGCAGGTTCTCTGTTCGGTAGCGGCGTCAAACCTACATCGGGCAATATAGATATATCAGAAGACTATAACGGATTTCTTTACAAGCTATGTAAAGGCACGTTGGGTCATTTTGAATATGTTTTACCAACGGGAACAGCTAATAGTCCTTATAGATTTGGAGACTTTCGAGGTTATAATGCTAAAGCCGTAAACCCTTTGCCAATCCCAACTGCAGGAACTTACAAGTACACGTCAGAAGGGGCTGTCGATATTCCTATGACAATAAACACACCATCGACTAATGGCCTTACAATGGAATTACTTTCTACCGATGGGAACGTACTCTTGCAGAACATGTATTATGGTATAATACTATATAATGATGATTTGACAGACGTAATCTTTGGCACGCAGACCGCAGACCAAAAGAACAAAGGCAGAAATGTATTAACTCTTGTTAATGCGGACTACGCAGACATTACGAGCAAGAGAGGTACATATAATGCCAAGACTTTTTTCAGCAACGCGCCTATTGCGTTGAATGACTATACAGCGAATGCAAGCATACTTATTGGAGACGACGATGTAGCCTACAAAGTATCAATAGTTCCGGACTACCTTGAAGAAGTTACATTGTCGAAGGAGTACAAGACCATTTCATCAACTAAGTACCGCCTTGTTGTTAATGTAACGAACAATACAGACGCAGCAATTACGGTATCTTCATGTCAGTTCTTGCAATCGGGCGACCTTGCTTCGAATGATGCGAACAACGTGCCGCTGACTATTGCAGCATGGCAGACCGGACAAGTGTATTACGAAACAAGTATTCTTTCGGGAGACTCTTTTACTGCAACATTGGTAATCAACGGAACAACATACACCATTTAAACTTGCATAACAACTTGAAATTAAATATATTTGTATCAAACAATTAAAGCTTTAATTTATGACAGTAGAAAATTTGAAAGTAGAAAGCGCAAGCGTAAGAGTAAGCAATGCGAATGAAGAAGGCAGAGAATACAATATCTCTGCAAGTATCAGAACAAAAGACGGTAAAGTCCTTAATATTGACGGTGGTTCAGTGTCAAAGGGCGCAGAGAACGTAGCTAATTTCTACTCTAACAATGAGTTTGAAAGCTCTCTGTCGATTACCTACATGGGTAGCGCACACAATGATGTTTCGGCACAATGCGCAATCAACCAACTTGTGAACGAGTTTATATCCGTAGCAACAACAAAGGCTCTTGCAGAGGCCGCAGAATAATTGAGTTATGAAGACGACTATTCAGAAGGTTGTAGAAGCCTACACAATATTAGGCACTACAAAGACAGGTAAATTGGAAGCAAGCGAAGTGATTACAATTGCTCGTGTACGCAAGCAGTTACGGCCGACCGTAGAATCTTTCAACGAGTATTCAAAGGAGCTTCACGACAAGTTCAAGACACAGAACCTTGATGCAATCATAGCCAAGGTGCAGAACAATGAGGCTCTGAATGAAAGCGAACAGAAAGAGTTCCGTGATTACAATGCACTGATGAACGAGGGCTTGAACAAAGAGCTATTGCAGGAAGTTGAACTTGCGGACGTTCCGAAAATCAGTGAAGAAACATTGGCCAAACTGTCTTCGGAAGGCAATTGGGAAATGAGAGTATTCGAATTGTTTGAAATTCTGTTATGAAAAAGATAAGATTAGGTAACGACCTTCATATATCTTGGGAAATCCTCCGGAATGGTGAGCCGGAGGATTTTACCGACAAGATTGTGGAAGTGAAATTGGTTCATGCCCAAACCTCCACTTCCGTTCCGATAGAGTGGAGCATTGAAGGCAATATTATTGAGATTGATTTCTTGGGCAAAGACCAAAAAAGAAAAGGCGAATACCGGATTTACCTCACAGAGAACAGAGGCGAGGTCGGTATGTCTACCCTTGACACTTGCGGAGCATTCTACTTGGTAGACCATTCTTGCCAAGAGAGCGAGACATCAGCGTGCAGTACGTTGAAGGTTCAACATGTACGGCTAACGGGTTCATTCTCTTTGTCCGGCGGCAGAAAAGGTAGCGAAGGATTTGTGCTTGTGACATACAATGGCGATATTACCGATGATGATTACAACAAGTTATATGAATCTATAAAGAGCGGGAATAGTGTATTAATTAAGTTTGTAGAGGTATTCGGAACGGAAGGGTACGCATCAATCCTTTCTTCAGAATTAAGAAGTAATGGCGACATCTTCTTTGCTTTCAATGATACTGTTGCGGTGCAAGCAGCGCTTATATCCGGAGAATCGGTAGATGGCTATCATGCGCTCACGTTAGAAGAATTGGAAAGCGGAGGCAGTTTTCCGAATGTGGACGAACTACCTGCCATAGACAATCTCACGGGAGAGGAAAAGGTAATCTTGACCTTGCAGGGCGAGAACTACCAAACCAACATGAACAAGATGAAGGAATGGGTATTGCAGAACGGCCAATTCATATCCTATCCTACCATGGCTGCATATGATGCGGATAAAGCTAACTTGACGGAAGAATGCTACGTAGGCATAGATGAGACAGAAGAAGTATTCCTGCATAAACTGAAAGCGCCTTGGAACGCTTACTATGAACTTGAAGAAGCGTATGTTAATTTGATGCAAGAAGAAGGGATTGATTCTATGGTTGGTGGGGCTCCACTCACATTAAGAGCTGACATGTTTGAATCCTTTGTCGTTAATGGGGAAGAACGTATCACGGGTAATGAGGTGTTTGACGAAAATGACCCAACCGCCACAGCTATTGTTGTACCGATGAACGTGGGAGATGTTTATGAAGTATCCTTTGTTTTGAAAGACTTAAATGATTTTCAAGTAGCTACTGAAATGGATTTGTTTTACCTATTCTTTTACAGCCCACTTGTTAAAATCATATTCGATAAGTCCTTTGCTTCGGCTAATGTTGATAGCGCTACCGCTACGCCTTATGCCTTTGCTATTTTTGGCATACAGGGCTGTATAATAATGCGTGAGATTACATTTAATTTCGAAACAGACCCGTGGAAAGATACTGAAGCCTTAGATACCCTTGCACAAGCCTTTAGAAAGCAAGGCGGACTTACGGGAATGTTCGGTGGTCTAACCTCCGGCGAAAGAATCGCTCGTATACCGAACGGAGATTGGGGCAAAGAATATTCAGAAGGAGCAGACTTATCAAGCGGTGTTGGTTTATTGACAGTATTTACGTTACCTGACTATGATTATAATTACACAATAGAACGATACGATTATGGAACTATTTAAGATTATAAAGAAGGTTTTTGACCTTACTCGGAATGAAGTACAACAAGTTCTAAAGGATAGTAAGGCATACGCAAAAAGCCTTGTTGATGCAGAGGCTACAAGGGCAGATGCAAAAGTTAATAATTTGGAAACCTCTATTAAAGATGACCTTTACCATAAAGTCGGTAGCAGTCTTTATATTAAGACAACCGACATTAGCAACAAAGGGTATTTGTCCGGTGAAATAGACGCAGAGTTTTTAGAATGGAATATATTAAGACGGGTATTTACAAAAGGGGTAGTTGGTAAGACAAGTGGCGATTTTAAGTATGTCTATAAGGACTCGGATACAACAGAGGCGACTTTTCTTATAGGGAAAAATACCTTTTTTGACTCGAGCGACCCTTTGATTGGTACTCGTGACGGTCGTTATTTTGGTGGAATTAAGGCTCTCTATAACGTAGAATTGGCCAATAATGAAAAAATGGCCAATGGTGAAATAATGACCTATCATGGGTTGTTCGAAGAAATAGACGCATATTATATAAGCTGTAAAAATATCAATGAAGAATATAAAAGCGATTGTACGAGTATGTTTGAATATTGCACCAACTTAATACATATCGACTTTAAGATACCGACAAAAGGTAGCAGGTATACAAGGGTTTTTTTTGGATGTTATAACTTGGAGCATACAAACTTTGATATAAATTGGCCAAACGCAGATAAAGCAGAACAAGCATTCTTCGAAAATCGCTCAATGCGCAATGATATTGACTCAAAACTAAATGTTACATTACCTATAGCCACTGATGTAACACAAATGTTTCACGGCTGTAAAAAATTACGATATGTAAATAATTTCTACGCTCCACAAGCGGCAGGGTATGGGTTGTTTTCTGCTTGCGAAAGCTTAGAAAGTATTTCCGGCACGATTGAATTTATGGGTGGAAATTCCTTAGATAATATGTTTGTCGGTTGTAAAAAGCTCTATTCTCCGATTACTATAATTATACCAAATGACCTTGTTTATGAGGCGAACAATATGTTTCAAGATTGTTTATCCCTAAGAGACGCACCAAGTTTGCCCGGTACAATACACACAGCTATGGGTTTTTTTAGAGGTTGTAGCTCGTTGAAATCAATACCTCTTTATAAATTCGCAGATGGCATTATGTTGCAGAATGCATTCGAGGGGTGTGCAAGTTTAACAGATTTGGGCGGATTTGACGGGCTTACAACAAGTTTGCGATTAGCAGATAGTCCTTTATTGTCTCGTGAATCTTGTTTGAATCTTTTTAATTACGCAGGGACCGTTGAAACGACATCAAATAGAGCTTTCTCAATTAACGCTACTGCATATAGCAGACTTTCAGAAGAAGATATTGCAATAGCCGTGAATAAAGGTTGGGCGGTACAAAGCGTATAATATTAACAAATTAAAACATAGAATTATGAAAGTAGAACAATGGAATGTTAGAATGAAGAGAGTCGTGCCAAGTGAAGGTATGTATCTTTCTGACGGAGAAACAGTGATTAACGAAGCGTATATCCCGAATGATGCAGACGAGAACCGATACAAGGAAGTCGGTCAAGCGGAGAAGGACGCATACGAAGCAAGCAAGAACCCAAAGACCTTGGTAGGCTCTAAACAAAGAAAGGTGCAAGAACTTATGGAATACGATTCAAGCCCGGAGGTAAACTCATTCTTGTTTGACGGTAATCGTGTTTGGCTTAGCAAGGCAGACCGTGTAGGCTTGCAGAACTCTTTGGCAATCGAGAAGAACGCAGGAAAGGCGGAGACTACGTTATGGTTTGAAGGCAAACCGATTACGATTGAAATAGACAAGGCTATCGCAATTCTTAATGCAGTTGAACTCTATGCCTTGGAGTGCTACAATGTAACGGCAAAACACAAGGCCGAAATCGAAGCCAAGATATTGAAGTTCGATGTGGACAACTACGACTTCAAGACGGGCTATCCGGAAATGTTGGAATTTAACATCTAACCGTCATGGCTAAGATTAACGATTGGATTGAAAAGGTGGGCATCGACAAGATAGCCCACTTTGCCGTTGGCGCATGGATTGTAGCCGAGTTTAAGCAATACGGTGTAGGCTTCGGCTTCATCGGCTTCTTGGTTGTTGTTGCCTTATCCATTGCGAAAGAAAAGATTGACAAGAAAATTACCCCAATGGATTTATGGTGGTCTGCTTGCGGTGGGTTCGCATCGCTTGCGTTGATGGTGGTTAGGGATTGTATATAGAAATGCTAAAAAATATTTATGTTAACAATTTTTAACTAAATTTACTAAATAAATTCTAATATAAATTATTATATTTATATCGGTTTTAAAAATGATGTTAATTACCTTTTCTAGAGAGGTGAGAGCATACAATCAACTTTATTATTTAACAATTAAATCTAATTGAATTATGGCAACAAATTCAAATGTTGAAGAAACCATTGTTGTTCCTGACAGCGGTAACAACAACTTCTTAGCAGGAATGCTTGCATCAGCTTGTCAGTCAAAAGGCCTTGATACCGGCGCTGTATTAGCTATGTGTAACAACGGTCGAAATGGCGGTTTTAACCTTGACGAAATTATCGCTCTTGTCGTAGTAGCTGCTATCTTTGGTAATGGCAACTTTGGCTTTGGTGGTAATAACAATCGCTATGGTCAAGGAGAACAAATGATTATGGACGCAATTCAGCGCAATGGTATCGACATTAGTCAATTAGCAAGCACTTTGAATTGCTCTATCGGCCAAGTTCAGGCGGCTATCCAGCAAGTATCTAGCCAAATTTGCAATGTTGGTAACCAAGTTGGTATGACCGGCCAGCAAATCATCAACTCTATCCAGCAAGGCAACATGGCCCTCACCCAGCAAATCTGCAACTGCTGCTGTGACCTCAAGCAAGCTATTGGCAATCAGAGCTACCAATTGCAAAGCGAAATCAACCTTGTTAATCGCAGTGTAGAACGCGCCGCCGCAGACTTGGGCTATGCAACTCGTGACCAGACTTGCTCAATTGAAAAGGCTATCGCGGCTTCAACTGAAGCTATTCTTGCCGGCCAGCGCTCTGCTGAAATGCGTGAAATGCAACGCGAAATCGCTGAACGCGACCGCCGTATTGCTGAACAGGCCGTTATCATCAACAACGCTCAGCAGTCTGCAACATTTGCGCAAATGATTGGTCAGGCTATCGGCCCTGTTAATGCAGGTCTTAATGCCCTTACTGCTAAAATCGCTGGTATAGAGTGTAGATTGCCAGAAACTAAGGTTATTCCGTGCGCGGACAACTACGTTCGTGTTAACACAGACTTCAACATTCCTTTGCAGGTAGCTCCAGCAGCGTACGGTCAATGCGGTTATGGCTACGGCTATGGCTATGGTCCTTACAATGGTTGGTGCAATGGCAATGGCGGTTGGGGTTAATTAAAGAAAGGAGGCAATTATGGCATCATTTCCTATTAATCCTTACATTCTTGCTAATACCCAAGGTATTCCTCGATTGCAAGCTACAGGCGTAACAGTATCTACTACTGAAGTGCGCTTTAGCTTCAGAAATCATCGATTTTTAAACTTTCCGTTTGTTGGCAAATTGCTGTTTAAGCTACCCGCTATTCCAACTGGAACATCTGAAACTTTGCCGGTAGTATTCTCTACTAATGGTAACAGCCAGTCAGCCGTAAACTATGACACCGGCGAAACTCTCACTGTTGCAGATGTGGCGAGAGCCGGTATCTATGACGCAATCTACGACTCAGAAGATGGTATTTTGTATGTACACCCAACTACCGCTCCTGCAGCCGCTGCTGGTACAAACGAATAAAAACATTTAAACTATGGCATTCCAAAATCTAAGAACTGGTAGTACAATATATGCTTTTACAAAAAGCAATTCACCGCAATTTGAAGTAGGCCAAGTAGTGGCTGACCCTGAGTTAAGAGCCAAGTATCCAAATCCAAATGCCGCTCCTACACCTGGGCAGGTGTATAATGCACCTCCATTCTTGCCTCAACCTCAAGAGCAAGTAGTAAAATTGTCTATTAGATTTGGCGAGAAAATCCAACCTATAGATGGCCTCTCTCCAACTGCTGATATTCAAGACTGTGGCAATGGTTTGTTTATATCATGTAGCCGTGAAGCAATTAACGCTGAAATAGCGGCGTATAAACAACTAAGTGATAATGCAATTGCACCGAAAATACTTGAGATGCACAAGCATATTTCTGAACGATGCGCGGATATTCTTACAAAGTTAAATCCAGAAGTCGCAGAACGGCAGCGCCTTGAGGCTGAAAACAAAAAGTTGCGAGAAGAGCTACAAGTATTAAGGGGCGAAACCTCTGAAATGAAAGGCATGCTTAGTACTCTCTTAGAGCAATTAGGAAGTAGCCCGGTTAAAAAGTAAATAACTTAATTAGATTTGAAAGTATATGGCAACAATTATTAAACTTAAGAAGCGCCAAGTCAATAAGCTTTCTGAATGCGCAACCAAAGTGTATAAGGCCTCTAAAAAGCTAATGAAGTACGTCGAAGAAGAAATCCTAGACAACGAGGACCTCGATGAAGACTTTGATGAACGCAATGGCGGTAGCATGGGCGGCGGCGGAGGCCGCGGTAGCATGGGGGGCGGAAACTTCCGTGACGAAGAAGATTGGGAAGACGAAGACGAAGACGATGATGAAGATATGAATGAACGCCGTGGTGTACCTGGCACAGGTCGATATGGCAGACGTAGATATGGCCGTCGTCGTAGATACTAATATTTAACTTTAAAAGGCTGTACATTAAACGCAAAAAGTGTACAGCCTTTTTAATTAAGACTATAAAACTATGAGAAGAGTACCCTTAGATATGTATGATGAGGACTTACCTGACGGAATGAGAAGATACCTCAGACATCATGGATGGCATTTTGTCAAAAAGGCTTGCGATTTTGCAGTTGGCCTTCTTCGTAAGAAAAATGCCAATACCGGTAAAATGGAAAGAGTTGAAAAACTTTCAAAGGAACAGGTTGACGCGCTGCTTACTAAGTACAATATCACCATTGAGAATACCTACGACTACGACTATGTATACTTGGCTAATAAGCTTAAAGTGACTCTCTTTAAGAGTAGCATTCCAGATGAGCAGCACTTCGTTTTGTGTATTAAGGACATTATGGAAGATAGCCAAATGGGCGACGGTGAAATAATGCGTAAATGGGATGCAGAAATGACAGCTCGTGGTATACCAATTGATTGGGACGAAATTGTATGATAGCAGGAAAATTCTATCTTGAAAATTATGCTAATTGGCGAATATCATATTTTATGGTGACTGATGCCGATGACGCGGATATAATCATGGGTAGATTACGCTATACTGGGTGTAGTCAAAAATTCATGAGCAGAGCAGCTAAATTACTTTACTCAAATAGGCGGAACACAGGATTGGCTTATAGCAATAAGCATAAAAGACAAAGTGTTATCGTAGTGTCAAAGACCACAGATATTTGGGAGTTCTTTAATAGCTTTGCTCATGAAGTTGACCACATAGAAAAGCATATAGCAAAAGCATTAGGCTTTAGCCCATATAGCGAAAATGCCAGCTATTTAGTAGGAGAAATTGTAAGAAACATGTTTTACTGTATATTTAAAAAATGTTATGCTAGATTTTATTGAAGCGAGAGATTTTGACGGGCTGCTATTTTATGCGGTCATACGTATCTGTATAACTCTCGTTTGTTGGTTCTTTGTTATCTGCTCTTGCCTGGTAGATTTTTGGAGTGGAACAAATACTGCTAAAGCTTTAGGCGAAAGCCTTCAATCACATGGTTTTAGACGGACTATTATAAAAATAGGTGATTATTGGCGAGTATTAATATTTGCTCTAATGTTTGATATATTAGGGGCTTTCTTGCCTTTTTATGTACTGCCATTCACTACAATCCTTTGTACTATTTCAATAATTTGTATTGAGGGTAAATCAGTAATTGAGAATAGCGGACGAAAGAAAGCGCATGCCGCCGAAGTACCTGACATGGTTAAAGCTATAGTTGAAGCTGCTACGTCAGAACAAGGCGTGGAGGTACTAAATAAGATTGCCGAAGGTCTATCAAAAACTAAGAAACATGAGAACTATTGACAAAATAATTATACATTGCTCAGCTACACCTGAGGGCCGTGAAAATACAATAGAGGACATAGATAGATGGCATAAGCAAAAAGGCTTTACGCGTGTTGGCTATCATTATGTCATACACTTAGATGGCTCTATTCATGCCGGACGGCCTGAGCATATAGTAGGAGCGCATTGTCTGGGTAAAAACCAAACGTCTATTGGCATTTGTTATATCGGAGGGCTGGCAAGAGATTGCTCAACTCCAAAAGATACAAGAACAACATACCAAAAAGCTGCTTTGCTACAGCTTTTACATCATTTGAAGAGCAAGTATCCAAATGCAGCTATTCATGGCCATAATGAATTTGCATCTAAGGATTGTCCCTGTTTTGATGTAAAAGCAGAATATAAAAATCTATAAAACATATATAATTCTATAGTTTATTTTGCTTTTATTCAATTTAAAATATAGAATTATATTATTTATAATAAAATATAAAGAGCCCCTTAAAATCAAAATAAATAATATACCCTTATGCTTAGAACTATATCAACCATATTAATAGTCATTTGTGCAGTTTTATGTTATATAGCAAATGACCTCGACAAGCAGGTTAAAAGGCTTAAAGCTAATGAAACCACTTTACTCGGTAACGCTGAAGTATATCGCGTCAATGATAGCTTATCCGCTATACGAATAAATCAACTTCAATTAAGCGTAGCGCAATTTGAAAAATATCGCGCAGAAGATAAAGCTCTTATTAAGTCTTTGCGCGTTGACAATAAAGGATTGCAAGATATTATAACCTCTGCTTCTGAAACAAATCGAAAATTGCAGCTTAAGCTGAAAGATTCTTTGCGTGTAGATACTATTACGCAATATATCGACACGTTGAAATGCTTTTCATTTAAAGACTCTTGGACTTCTCTCTCAGGCTGTTTCCATAAAGATACTACTACTCTCTCAATTCAAAATATAGATAGCCTTATAGTGGTTACCAATGTAGAGCGTAAACGCTTTTTATTCTTTAAACTACCTGTAAAATGGTTTGGCTATCGCTCAAAGCAAGCTACAATTCTGAGTAAAAACCCTTATACTACGATAAACCATATTGAATATATAACCATAAACCATTAAATTTGCATTTATTTGTAAACAAAAGAAACAATGTAAACACTTCTTTGTTTCTGCCTAAAGCCCTGATTTTCAACTCTTTATAACTCTGTAAACAAAATAAACAATAAATTCTATAAACTTTTAAACAACAAATAAATACCTGATTTTAGGTTTAAACTATTTATTGTCGTAATATATGAAAACATTGTTTATTTTGTTTCTATTGTTTACACCTGGAGTTAAAAGCCTGATTTTCAACACTTTATAAATAAACAATAAATTTTTTACATATTTTAACATTAAAAATTTTTATATCTCAAAAAATTGATTTATCTTTGTAGTATCAAAACAATAAGAATAAAATATGGAAAAATTTGACTTAAATAAGGTGCTTGAATTTTACAAGCCCGACCAGGACGCAGTAGCAAAAGTGCTATTTCCCCGCAATAACTTTCCTAAAGCGGCCTTATACCGAGTGCTAACAGGGCCTACTACAATTGACGCAGACCAAATAGCGGCACTCGCGGAGTTTTTAGGAGTGCTTGTCGGTGATTTGTATACAATCGACGCCGACTGGAAGGGCGCATTTGAACATGGACACCTCACTTTTAAAAAGGGAGAGTATAAAGCTATATTGAATTATAAAGGCTCGTTCCTTTCAGTATATAAAGGTAAAGACCTTATAGGCGCCGAGCTTACTGCTACTACAATGACAATTGAAGATTTTATTAACCATATTAATAACATAATAGCTAATAACAAATGATTGAAATTACAGTAAAATTGCAGTTAGATGAAACTTCACCTGACGCTAAGAGCGCTTTAGCGGCTCTATTTGGTTTGCCAAATTTTTATTCTTGCTACTGCACAGGCGTTTCAGAAGAAAACCCCGCTCCTCAGCCTGACCCTCAGCCAGAGGTAAAAGCTGAAGATGTAATTCTTATTCCACAGCCAGCTGCTCCTCAACCTAAAGCAAAAGCTGAAGCTAAAAAGTCTTACAAAACAGAAGACGTAAGAGCGGCAATGGCAAGTAAACTTGCAGACCATCGAGTAGACTTGGTTAATAAGCTGAAAGATATGGGAGCAAAGAACGTATCTTCACTTCCAGAAGATAAGTATGAAGAGTTTATTAACTTTTGTAACTCGTTGTAATCATGGGAGCAAGTCAAAAGAAAAGAATGGAGCGCCAAGCGATTCATTTCAGACGTTCAGAGACAATGTTATGGGCCCGCGTAGCTATGGCTATTCACAAAAAGGCATTAACTCTTAAATCTCAAGCAAATGGCCAATATTAAAACTAAAGCAATAAACCACTCAGAGAGAGCGCATGCGCTTCTCTCTGCCTCTGGAGCTTCTCGCTGGCTTGGCTGTACGCCTTCAGCAAGACTTGAAGAAGAGTTTGGCGTAGATAAACCTTCTCCTTACGCCGCAGAGGGCACACTGGCGCATGAGTTATCAGAGCTTATTATTCGTCATGATATTCTTAAGACTGTATCAGATGAGCAGTTTGAAGAGGCCGCAATTAAGGTATTCGAAAATGAATTGTACCAACCAGAAATGATTGACTACGCACAATTCTATGTCGACTATGTACGTGACGAGCTGGAGTCTTCAAAAATAGGAACTGCTGATGCAATCTTAATTATTGAAGAGCGTGTAGACCTTCGTAGTTGGGTACCTGAGTCTTTCGGTTCTTGTGACGCTATTATTATAGCTGACGGAGTTATGAAGGTAATGGACCTTAAATATGGCAAAGGTGTTCCAGTATCTGCAACAGGTAATAAGCAATTGATGCTTTATGCTTTGGGAGCCTATGAAAAGTATGCGATTATGTATGCAATTGATACTGTAGAGCTCCATATTATTCAGCCACGTATTGACAATATATCATCTTGGTCTGTAGATGTAAAAGAGCTGCTTGATTGGGCTGAAAATGAAGTAAGGGTTAAAGCGCAAATGGCCTTTGATGGCAAAGGCGAGCTTAAAGCAGGAGACTGGTGTAAGTTCTGTAAGGTTAAGGCAAGATGTCGCGAACTCTATAAGCAAAATATTGAGTTAGCTAAATATGATTTTGCTAAGCCTGAAAACGGATTGCTTTCACCTGAAGAGATTGCCGATATTATTGACCGAGTGCCCCTATTGGTAGAATGGGCTAATAGCGTAATAGAATACGCTACAGACCAAGCTATTGGCAATGGCGTTGTATGGCCAGGGCATAAATTAGTAGCTGGTCGCTCTACCCGTAAATTTACAGACTCAGAGGCTGTAGCGCAAGTTTTACTTGATAATGACTTTACGGCCGATGAAATCTTTGAGTCGAAGCTCAAGAGTCTTACTTCCATTGAAAAAATGGTAGGCAAAAAGGACTTCGAAGCGATATTTAAAGACTTAATTGTCAAAGCTAAGGGCAAACCGGTCTTAGTGCCTTTGAGTGATAGGCGCCCAGCCTTAGGAGCAGAAGATGCAATCAATGATTTTAATAAAAATTAAAGATTTTTTGCATTTTCGTATTATAAAATTTATTATCTTTGTATTAAATAAAAATTAAGAATTATGGCAGAAGTAAATTTATCTTTCAGTCAAAGACAATTCAGAGACCAATACGGGCTATGTAATTGCTTTTTTGCAATTACCAGATTAAAAAACGGGACGGTCTATTGCCCAGGTATTTACAACCTTAAAGCTCCTGTATTGAGTCCTAAGCAATTTGCGTATTCAAAAAGATAAAATATTGTAAGCACTTAAAAATTAAGAATTATGGCAGAAAATGTTTCAACAAAAGTAATCACAGGTAAAGTGCGCTTTTCATACGCACATGTATTTGAACCAGTAGCAATGGCTGAGAGTCAAGAGCCTAAGTATCAGGTGTCTATTATCATTCCAAAGTCAGACCTCAAGACTTTGGAAAAGATTGAAAAGGCTATTGAAGCGGCTAAAGTAGTGGGTAAGGACAAAATCTCTAAGAACGGTAAACTTATGCCAGGCCTTAAGATGCCGTTGCGAGATGGTGACGAAGACCGTCCGGACAATCCAGAATACGCAGACAGCATGTTTATTAACTGCTCATCTAAGATTAAACCGGGTATTGTAGATAAGGACTTGAATCCGATTATGTCGCAAGACGAGTTCTATTCAGGTTGCTATGGCCGTGCTTCTATCAACTTCTACGCATTCAGCAGTGCTGGTAATCGTGGTATTGCTTGTGGCTTGAACAACTTGCAGAAGTTGGCAGATGGCGAGCCTCTTGCTGGTGGGGCTTCAGCTGAAACTGACTTTGGTGGCGAAAATGCTTTTGCTGACGAAGACCCAATGGCATAACACTCTTAACTTCTTTAATCATTATCACATAAATAATTGAATTTAAATGGTTTAAGGGCTAAAACCTGTGAAGGCTAGTAGCCCTTATATTATGGGCCTTTTAGTGTAATCGGTAGCACGCTAAGTAATACGCGTAACTTAGAAGTAGAGTTCGACCCTCTGCTGGCCCGCAATTAATTTTAAGATATTATGAAAAAAAGAGAGTTATTTCTTGATATTGAAACGTACTCAGAGGCTGATATTGCGGCTTGTGGGGCGTATAAATATATCGCCGACCCAAGCTTTCAAATTCTTATGATAAGTTACGCCTTTGATGACGAAGATGTTGTAACTATTGACTTGGCGCAGGGTGAGACAATACCTGATGAGCTAGAAGAAGGTTTGCTTGATAGCGACGTTATTAAGTGGGCGCATAACGCAGTATTTGAACGTAAAGCCTTTGAGCGCATTGGTTACACGATACCAATTGAAGAATGGCGTGACTCTGCAGTTAAAGCGGCTTATTGTGGATTGCCTTTGTCCTTGGATAATGTATCTAAGGCTTTAAAGCTTCAAGAAGGCAAGCTTGACACAGGCAAGGCTTTAATCCGTTATTTCTCTTGCCCTTGTAAGCCTACTAAGACTAATGGCATGCGTACTAGAAATTATCCGCATCATGATTTAGAAAAGTGGGAACAATACAAGATGTATAACAATTTCGACGTACGCGCTGAGCGTGAGATTGTTCGTCGCCTTGAAGCTTATGATATTCCAGAATGGGAACAGCGCTTGTGGGAGTTAGACCAAGAGATTAATGACCGAGGCATTTTGATTGACTTAAATATGGCTGCAAATGCCATTAGCATTGACGAGGGATACAAAGCTACTTTGACTCAAGAAGTTAAAGATATTACAGGCCTTGAGAATCCTAACTCCGTTGCTCAATTAAAAGCATGGCTTGAAATGGAAACGGGAGAAACCGTAGACTCTCTTAATAAAAAAGAAATGCCCGCTCTTTTAGAAAAGGCTTCAGGCGATGTAAAACGAGTATTAGAAGCGCGCCAGCGTTTAGGCAAAACATCTGTTAAAAAGTATACTGCAATGCTTAATTGCGCAGGCCGAGACAAAAGAGCAAGAGGACTATTCCAATTTTATGGCGCAAATCGTACAGGCCGTTGGGCTGGTCGACTCATTCAATTACAAAACCTGCCACAAAATCATATTAATGATATTGAGCTTGCACGCGATTGCGTAGCGAAAGGCGATGCTCAAATGTTAGAAGTGTTTTATGATAATGTGCCTGATACTCTTTCGCAATTGATTCGTACCGCTTTTATCGCACCAGAAGGCAAAACATTCGCAGTCGCAGACTTCTCAGCGATTGAAGCGAGAGTTTTATCTTGGTTTGCGAACGAAGAATGGCGCTTAGACGTATTTCGTACGCACGGTAAAATCTATGAAGCCGCAGCTGCAATGATGTTCGGTTTGCCTATCGAAATGATTAAGAAGGGCTCGCCAGAACGTCAAAAAGGTAAAATTGCAGAGTTAGCACTTGGCTATGGCGGCTCATTAGGCGCTTTGAAACGAATGGGTGGTGAAGCGATGGGCTTAAGTGACGGTGAAATGATGAGTATTGTACGTAAATGGCGCACCGCAAATGAAGGTATTACAGACTTCTGGGCTTCTGTACAAGACGCAGCATATAAAGCCGTTCGCTTGCGTGATAAAGTAGTGTTAGATGAATATCATGGCCTTGAGTTCGAATGTAATACGGAAGTCCTTACAATCCAATTACCATCAGGCCGAAAGTTATTCTATCGCGGCCCATGTATACGTAATTCATCAAAAGGTGAAATCCTTTGTTACTATGGTATTAATCAGGAGACTAAGCAATGGAGCCTGCTTGATACATACGGAGGCAAGTTGACTGAAAATATTATTCAAGCGACCGCTCGCGACTTATTGGCCTGGTCGATGTTAAAACTAAATAGGGCAAAGTACCCTATTGTAATGCACGTGCATGACGAAGGTATCGCTGAAGTGCCAATTGAAAGCAGTGAAAAAAGCCTTGCTGATATGTGCAGTATTATGGGAGAAGATGTTGAATGGGCTCCAGGTCTTCCGCTTAGAGCCGATGGGTATGTAACACCATTTTATAAAAAGGACTAATCATGGAACTCCAGCATAATGGAAAAGTAAATATCGCTGTCGGCCTTAGCGCCGATAGCGCTCGTTGGAAAAACGAATATATTGAGTGGGCACAGCTAGTAGATAGGCTTACTACTGTTGTAAAGACTACTGAAACCTTATCTACCTACTTAAAAGCATCAAGAGAAGAGCAATCCAAGATTAAAGACATTGGAGGTTTTGTAGGGGGCTATATTAATGGAGGTAAGCGTAAAGTCACCAATATTTTGTACCGTCAATTGCTTACACTTGATATTGACTTCGGACACAAAGATTTATGGCTTGATTTTACAGTGTTATTCAATAATGCTGCAGTATTGCACGCTACTCATAAGTCTAGCCCGGCCAATCCACGATATAGACTTGTTATGCCGCTCAGCAGAGAGGTATCTCAAGAAGAGTATTTGGCAATTTCTCGAAAAGTCGCTTCTATGATTGGCATTGAGTGCTTTGACGCTTCGACATTCCAAGTTAATCGCCTAATGTTCTGGCCATCTTGCCCATGTGATGTAGACTTCTACTCAGAAGTACAAGACGGAGAATGGCTTGACGCCGATGAGATTTTGTCAATGTATATAAATTGGCATGACGTTTCAGAATGGCCAATGACCGATACAGAGAGTGACGTTATTAGCCTTGAAGCCAAAAAACAAGAAGACCCAACAGCTAAAAAGGGGGTAGTCGGAGCATTTTGTCGCGCATATGATATTCATGAAGTTATAGCTGAATACCTTTCAGATGTTTATACTTCTGCGGGTGATGGCCGTTATACTTATATTAAAGGTTCTACTGCTGCAGGTCTTATTGTGTATAATGATATATTTGCCTATTCACATCATGGCACAGACCCAGCAGGCGGTCGTTTGTGTAATGCCTTTGACTTAGTACGCATACATAAGTTCGGTCATTTAGATGTAGGCAGTAAAAAGGCAGGAATTGAGACAAAGTCTTTCAAAATGATGGAAGAGCTTGCAACTCAAGATAAAGCTGTTAAGAGAGTAATTGCTGAAGACAAATTTGCTAGCGCGAAGTTTGACTTTGATATAATACCTGAAACTGATGAACAAGAAGCAGACAATAAATGGGTTGAAGACCTTGAAGTCGATACTCGCGGTAATTATACGAGCACTGCTCAAAATCTTAATCTTATTGTGCGCAATGACGTTAATATCCGGGGGGCCTTTATGCTTAATACTTTCGATAATAAGCGTTATACTTGTCGTAGCCTTCCTTGGAGACGATTAGAGAATAATGAACCGGAGCCTTTACGTGATGTAGACTATAGCGGTATTCGTAACTATATTGAAAGCGTATATGGCATCGTGTCTGTTGGTAAGATTGATGACGCAATTGCTTTGGAATTTGAGCGTAATAACTTTCACCCTATTAAAGATTAT